TGCTACTGCCAACTCTTTTTCTTTTTCAGTAGTTGCCGCTTGCGCTGCCGCTATAGCATCTTCTAACTGTGCCATAGTTTGTTTGATAGATAAGCGGGTTAAGTCATTAGCTAGCTGTAGTTTTTGTTGGTCTGTAGCATTAGCCCCTAGTTTGTTTATTTCTTCTTGCTTAGCTAGTAACGCCGCCTGTACTTGTATTTTATCTAAATCAAATACATCTTCACCCTTGCCTAGAGCTAGGGCAGCTTTGTCTAGTTTGGCTTGCATTTCTTTTTCTTTACGTTTTAGCGCCTCAGCTTTAGCTTGTTTATTGGCAAGATCTGCTAATTGTTTAGCGCGTTTTGCTGCTGCTGCATCTAGTTTAGCTATTATTTCTTTTTGCTTTTTTGTAAACTCTGTTTCTTTGCTAGTTACTGTTTCTGGCCTATCATACATAGCGCCTAGACCTACTGCCCTAAATCCAAACTCCGGGATACGCGCTAAAAATCCTAAAACAGCGCCACTTGTTTTTAATAAATTAGCAAAACCTGTAGCTAAATCATCTATAACTAATTGTGCATCACTAACCTCACCGCTGCCAGCAAAATTACCTAAACCCTCTACTAACCCCTCACCTATTGTTATTTTAGCGTTCTCACCTGCTAAAGCTAATAGCTCTAACTTAAACGCAGTAGTAGTAAAATAATCATCTGCCGCGCCTTTATTTAAGGTTAAAAGTATCTCTAAGTTTTCTGAAAACGATTTAGCTGCTAATTCTGCCCCTGTAAACCCTGTTTTATATTTTTCTAAACCTTTAGTGCTGCCTAAATAAGCCTTAGTTAAGTCCTCTGTAACTGTGCTTAAAGCTATGCCAGAGCCTCGGCTAATAATTATAGATTTATTTAATATGTCTTGCGCTTTAGTTAAAGAGCCTGTAGTAGTTAATAAATCTTGAAATGCTGGCCTAAGCTCTGTTCTAGATATGCCGGCTGTTTTTTCTAGATTTTCTATAAAGTTATTTATAGACGGGTTAGCAAAACCTATGCCTAAATTATCTACAGCCTTAGTTAATTGTACAGCTGCTTTTTCATCTTCTGCAAAGGCTTTTACAAAGATTTTACTAAACTTTAAGGCAGCGCCGGCGGCAAGGCTTATGCCTAAAGTTTTACCTAGACTTTTTACCTTTTTTTCTAATTTGTTTACTGCTTTTTCAGACTCTAAAAAGCCTTTGCCCGTTGCTTGGCTAACTATATTTATTAGTAATTCAGTAGCCATTATGCAGCCATCTTTTCTTCAAACTTTTGTTTAGCATTTTCTATAGCTTTTATTAAAGCTGCTAAAGCTACGCCGTTATCTTCTGCGTAGGCTCTATACATAGCGCGGCCTGTCTGTTTTCTGCTAGGTCTGCCTTTTAGGCCTTTAGGCCTTGCGTTTACTAACTTACCCGTGCTGTTTATGCTTTCCATAAATTGCTGACCAGCATTAGGGTTTAGGCTTGTTGAGTATTGTTTACCAGTATGGGTAGTCTGGTCATAAACGCCATTAAGATAACGATCTACTATTGGGCCTTGCCTCTTACCATTAGGGTTTAAGCGCCCGGCAGTTTCATATATTGCACCGCCCGCGTTAGCCTGTTGTATTCTAGCTAAAGATACAAAGCCAGATTTATTAGGCCTAGACGGTGTAACCCTATAACCTAAACCGCGCTTAGCATCACTACTACTAAAGGTTGGAAAAGCCCTATAGTTAATAGTATCTATACTAGCTGTACCTTTAACCCAACCGCTTAGCAATTTTGAGTCTGCCGGTATAAAACCCCTAGCTCTAGCTACTACAGGGCGTAGCGCATTAGCCATTTCATCTTGAGTTTCTTTAGCTAAATCTGGCATATACTTTTTTAAGGCAAGTCTAAGCTCAAGCGCGTTTTCTACCTCTGTTGGCATCTTGCACCGCCTTAGCTCTGTCTGTTAAAACCTTTAATATATTCTTGAACATTACATCATCTAAGTCTAATAAATACTGGGGCGCTATGCCTGTTTCTATCGCTATTTGTGCGATCAGATAGCCAAAGCTACCGCGCCCCACTATTCCAAAGGGTCATCATCTAGTACCTCAACTTTAGCTAAGGTTTCTAGAAAATCTGCCCCAAACGGTTTTACTACTTCCCCGCTAGTGCGTAAACACTCCCAAGCAAGCCAGTAAACATCACTTTGCTTTTCATCATCTCTAAAGGCTTTATGAAAACCTTTCTTTGCCATAAGTTCAAAGGCATACTCAATACGGGGCGTAATCTTATGCTCGGTTACGCTGCCGTCTGCCCTTGTTATTTTAAGTTTTGCCATTGTTTGCCCCTTTGTTTAGTTTACGGTGCTGTTGTGATAACGATAGGTGAGTTACAGGTAAATGTAATGCTCTGTGTTCCAATATCGCCTACAGCGCCGTTTATGTCGGTTGTGTTATTTACTAATACGGTAGTGGTATAAAGCGGGTTAGTAGTGCTAGTAGCCGCGCTTGTCTGTCTTAAAATTAGAGTTACTGTAGTACCCCACGCAGCTTGCAACGCAGCGCGTACCGCGCCTGCACCGCTAGCAGCATTATCATTAAGAAAATCAAGCGTAATAGTGCTGGCCTCTAAACCTTTAACAAACTTGTGCGCGGTATCGCCCATAGCCGTAACTTCAAGTTCGTCAAAACTGCGGTTAATAGTGGCGCTAGTAACGTGGTCTGTGAGCACCACGCCGTTCAGCGTAACTTCTACGCCGTTAGAAAGAAAAATTGCCATTGGTTATGCCTCGTTTTCTGTTGTTGGTGTTTCTGTTGCTTTTTGCTTTGTATCTTTAACCTCTTTAGGCAATTCTTGGCCTATTTTGATTAAAAACGCTTTTTCTTCATCTGTTAGTGCCATTTTAGCTCCAGCTCGTTAGTACGGATATTTGTAAATCACTTGTTAGTAAGTCGCCGCTAGGTAACGTTAAAACGCTAGGTGCAGTTACAGCGGTAACATTAAAAACGATAGAGCTAGCGGCTAATTTATTAAACACGGCTACTATCGTATCTTCTATGCCTTGTAGGTTGCCTTCATTAGAAAACATAGGCACGGTCATAATAATCTTAAAATTAGCCATAGGCGCTATAGTTGCTTGCTTATTATTGCTAGGCGTAAGGTATGGATCTGCCGGGGCCACTACTACGCTGTTAGCTACTATGGTACTTGGCGGGTAACTAAAGGTACTCCAAACAGCGTTATTAGCTAAGGCAGCGGCTATAGTGCTGCGTAGTGTAGTTATGGCGGCTGGCATTATCCCACCATAGCGCTAGGCGATAAATACGGTGCTAACAAACCGCGTATAGATGCCATTAAAGTATTAGACATCTTAAAAGGGCTAGGGCTGTAACCGTCTACGCTTACGCCGCCGTTTTGTGTGCTGAAACGGCTAGTCCAGATATTCTCAGCTAACATAAGTGCAGCTGCGTTTATAGCAGGTGTATTAGCGTAAGTAGCCGTTTTCGTATCATCACCCGTCATAGTGCCGCTAGGTACTACGCGCCTAAAGTTTTGGTCAGCTGCCGTTTTTGCATATTGTATAAAACTGTAACCCTGTGGGTATTGATAATAGTTAAGCTGAAAATTAAACGCTGGCAATAAATTAGTAGTACCTGCGCTAAACGGTACTGTGCCAGTAATTGTATAAGTGCCGTTAAAAGTAGCGCCAGCCCCGGCTACGGTAACGGATTGCCCAGTAGTAAACAGGCCGGGGTTGGCTATCATCACGGTAGCTACATTGTTCACTAATGCAGTTCCCACCACCGGTGCAGAGTCAAACCATAAAAACCCGTTAATTAAATCTTGGGCAGCTTGGCAGGTGTCCTCTATCCAAGTGTAAGAGTCGTACAAAGTGCCAACGCCTAAAGATGCTTTTAACGTAGCAGCTGTAACGTAAGTAGCCGGCATATTTGTACCTTTCTTTGTAGGTCTGGTAGAGCCAAAGGGCTAAGGCCCTACCAGACTATTAGTTATTTATTATGTTAAGTTAAAACGACGGATACCTGCAGGCATTTTAACTAGCGTGGCCATAAAGCCATAGATAGCTACTTGTACCTGTAGATTTGATACCACGTTTACGCTCATATAAGCCTGTGGGCTTTCATAAACGGTTACTGCCTCTGGCACGATAATAAACGCTGACTCATCAATAACGCCAGATACCATATTTTTATCTACGTATAGGTCTAGACCTAATACGTTACCTCTAATTGAGGTTGGTCTAACGTCGCCGCCTGCGTTCATTGGCTGGATAGCGTTATAAATTGGGCGGCCTGTGTTATCAGTTGCACCCATTAGCAAAGACCATTGAGAGGCATTAGCTAGATAATTTTGTGCAAAGTAGCCAGTACCTTTATAGGCAGCAGCGGTTTGTTCAGCTGTGTAAGCAATAATGCCGGCACTTGTTGCAGCTTGTGGGTTAGCTTGCTGTCCACCGGCTGTTAGAGCTGCTACTACTGCCGTATCTGTTGCAGTTAAATACGCGTTTTGTAGTTGCGCTGTTAATTCTGCAAAGAAATTAGGGTCTGAACGCTCTAATAGCTCTACGCTAATAGTGTTCATACCGCTGTACTTAGATACGTTGGCAGTTAAATACTCAGTTACCATACCTGTATTTTGTACCGCTCCGGCCTCAGCTTCCACGGTTACTACAGGTGCTACACCTGAGCCCCCGCCATCTGACGTTACAAGTGAGGGCACGTTTATGGTCATACCGCTAGCAGGCAAAACGCCACGGCTGCAAGCCTCAACCGCGCTTCTTACAAAGCGGGTGTTAGTTACAAACTCAGATAAATACTGCTCTGGCTTAAATGCAGGGTTAGTAGTAAAACTATCATCTGCCGCTGTTACATAGAGCTTGCTTTGGTCA